AAACCTCGGCATTGCCCCAAACCTTGGCATTGCCCCAAACCTTGGCATTGCCCCAAACCTCGGCATTGCCCCAAACCCAAGCCTTTCCTTCATGGGAAAGATTTTCTTCTTTCTCAATCCAACCGCCAAGATCACCAATTTTGACAAGACCAAATTCTGCTACCGCTCTGATTCTGTGAAGTGTAGCTGTTCTAAAAAATAAACTTATTGTCTTGGTTTCTCCTGTAAATTCAAATTTTTTCATGTTATTAAACCTCACTTTCTAAAAATGCAACTGCTCTATCGTAGTTACGTTCAATCATTTTAAGTTCTTCTTTTCCACGTTTTTCTAAATCACATACCGCCTGATAAATTTCATCATCCCTGAAAGCGGTAACCTCATTTGTGATAAGATTTGTGATCACACTTGGTTCAAGTGCATCAAGTTCCCATGATTCATCACCGTATTCATCAATGTATTTCCCACATCGTGAATCAGAAAGTTTTGCCGGGTTCGGTGGTGGGTTGTATGTTTCAATCTGATTCATGGTTAGTGCTACACGCTTCACATACACATCTGCACCGAACATCTGCAAGCGTTCCTGAATATCCCTTGTCATATCAATACCGCTTGGGTCATGATCTCCAAGATGTATAATGTAACAATTATCTCTGTAACTCTGATCTATAAATCGTTGTGCTGCTGACCACATTTCTGACTGTGATGTATAACCTCTGCATGAAAAATAAGGTGTATCAAGTGGTATACAAGCCTGACCAACAATATCAACAAGTGCATCCTTTTCAACCCACACCTCAACATAGTTTGGTTGACCGTCCCACTTATTCAGTAGATAACTGTATCTTGCTGATGCAATAACATCTTCCGGTTTATCCCAATGACTGTTTCCTCTTAAGTTTCTCGTTCTGTCAACAATGCTGTACCAGTCAATCAAACCTGCCAGTCTACCGTCATTGATAAGATTGCCTATATTTTTATAACTTCTTTCATTGTTCGGTATATATCCACGTGCAACCAACTGATAATAAGTCTGTCTAAGTGTAAGTTCATAACCCTGATTTTTATATTCATTGATCACCTGATTTACCAAGTTAATCAATTCAAGGCTTTTACCTCTGAAATTGATTTCTTTATACTGAATTTTTGGCATTACACTTTGACCCCCTCTATCTCCGCAAAACGTTTTGCATTGATGAAGTACACCCATCTGTTGTCAGATGTATGAATACCGTAACCCCAAGGAAAAACCCCTTGCTGTAAACCCTTACGAACTGTGTTGTGATTCATTTGTAACAGCTTTGCAGCCTTTTCCACATCTAACCGGGGAATTACCCCATTTCTTAATTCAGCAGTTGGAAGTACAACCACCTGTTCATCAGATTTTGAAAAGTAATCTGATTCAAGTCCAAGTGCTACTGCAATAGCACTCTGAACATCTTCTGACGGTATCTGTTTACCTGAAAGATACTGACTGACAGAACCTTTACTTTTTCCAGTCATACCGCACACCTGACGTTGATTCAGGTGTAATTCTTGCATAGCCTGTTTTAACTTTTCACTGAATGTCATCTTGTTTCACTCCTTTGTTGGTAGATAATTTATCTACTTTTTAGGCAAAAAAAATCTTGTTTGCTTCTTCATTCGTCAACTTCAAAAGTTCTTTCAACACTTTAATTTCAGACGCTTTGAACTCTGTTTCATTGTTGACTTTCTTCATCAATCCATAATAAGTCAAACCGCATTTTTCAGCTAAGAACTGTAACTTATAACCGGATTCATCAATTTTCTGTCTTAACAGTGTTGTGTTTGTCATTAGTTCTCACCACCTTCTGTTGTTGGGAATGGGCTTTTATTGTACTGTCTGTGTATTCTGATCATGATTCTGTCACCCGGTAATCCCTTACGTTCTACAATGCTGTATTCCTGTTTCTTGGCTTCAATATCAGCAATGTAATGATCAAGTTCAGATGCAGAATCAAATTCAAGCATCAGATCAATACAACCTGCAATTACTTTCTTCATTTACACAACCTTCCTTTCCGATCAGCAGCCCTTTTATAAATGTTGCCTGTTATGGGGTGGTTTTATTCTTCAGGGAATCACACACCAAGAAACCCTTATCAGATTTCACACTAAAACCTGTAAACTTGCTGTCCTACTATAGAATTTTTATAGCGTGGTTTTCTATGAACCGCTGAACAGTTTCACATTAAAACTGAACAAAACCTGTCAACCACTACATAACAGACAACACTTATAAAAGAACTGCTATCTTATTTTTGACCTACCATCATCAGTACCGGATGGTCATTCCCGGCAGACGGTCATTACTGACCGTTTCGGCTTATTCATCACACTCTCTAATCAAAATAACTATTCTGATTTTTGAACACTTTTCTGATTCTTCATAATACAGAACTTCTTTTACTTGAATCAGTTCGATCTCATACCCCTCATTGTAACTTGCCATAAGAAAATCTTCTGTTGATCTGTATGAATCTACATCACCACAAGTTGTATTCACTAATCTGATGTTCACATATCTGTAATTTTTCTTAAGAAGCTCCTGAACAATGCCAAGTCTTAATTCAGCCATTGTCATTTTTCTAATCTGAATTTCTTCTTTCTTGTAACCATAATTCATTAAACTCATGTTTTATACCTCTCTTTCTACCTTAAACAGCCAATCGGTTTCATCCTCGGTACATACACCAAAATATTCGTCTGTTCTGCTGAAATGATACTCGATATTGTAAAACTGACGCATCACTGTCTGAAATACTTCCCACTGTGCCTGACACCAATCAGCAGCTTTTCTTGTTTCTCTATATTTCTGACCAACAGTATCAATGTTAAACTTTCTAAGTTCTGTCAACCAGTGATCCCAAGCGGTCACACATTCCTGTAAATTTCCACCAAGTTCTGACTTCAAAAATTTTTCTTTATTTAATTTCATAGTCCAAACCTTCCTTTCATTCCTTTGGCTTTTACCTGCTGCAACAGGTTCTTTTATTCGTTCCCGGTCATCATGGATGGGTGAGTAACCGGGAACGGATTCAAAAACAAAGTGCTGTGTCATCTCGTTTAGTACCTGTTCATTTGATAAGTTAATAATCTTGGTGTGGCTGTTGGTCAACCCTGAACTTTCACAATTTACTTATTCACTTTGCACCTGTTCAACTCTTATCCCTATTTTCAGTACATTTTACCGGGTTACTGTCTATACACATCACTCAAACCGCTACTTTGAATCTTTTTCAGTTCATCACGGTAGGTTACCAACATTCGCAATGCAGCCCCTTACGCTTACCCTGTATTTCCTACTTGCTTTGTTTTTGAAGTAGATGTTTTATCTACTGACATCATAATACATGATGGTAGATAGAATGTCAACAGTTATTTTGAAAAAACTTGAAAAAAGTTGATATTTAATCTATTTCATGGTATTCTTTACTTATAAACAAGGAAAGGAAGGTAATCTTAATGAGTATAGGTCAACGTATAAAAAGTAGACGTGAAGAATTGGGAATGTCACAAGAAGATCTTGCACACAAAATTGGTTATAAAAGTAAATCCTCTATAAATAAGATTGAACTTGACATACAACAATTAAGACAATCTAAGATCAAACAGATTGCAGATGCACTTGAAACTACGACAGATTATATTATGGGTTGGTCTGAAAAGAAAAACGATGAACCAAAAGAAAAGCATGATATTACTGATCTTATTAAAAATCAATATGGTTCAGATGTGTATGAACTTGTTCAGTTATATTCAAAACTGAATGAAGCAGGTAAAAACAAAATCATGGAAGAACTTCGTGATACTGCTGCATTACCAAAATACACCGAACCTGTAAAAAGGGATGCTCAAAAAATGGCATAATATACCAAATTTGGGAAAATCAGGAAAATATTATAATTGTAGACTTTAGAAAGGATGGTTGATCATGGGATTTTTAAGAAGTACAAAAGGCTCTATCATTAGTGACTATTTCCAGTTACAGGAAGATATTGCAGGTTTTTCAAAAGGTTATATGTATGACGTTGCGTTGTATGATGATCATTTAGAAATTACCTCAATGCAGAAACGCAAGCTATTACTTAATTATGATCAGATTACAGATGTGTTCTATGGTGGAAAGACTGAACTTATTCAAAAACCAAAGTCTGTGATCGGTAGGGCTGTAGTTGGTGGTGTAATATTTGGCGGTGTTGGTGCAATAGTTGGTGCTGCATCCGGTACAGGTACAAAAACCGGAAAGAAAACACACCTGTATTTTATCATCAGTTACACCAGTTCAGACGGTGAAGATAAATATATACAGTTTGAAGATACTAGAATGTACAAAGGTCTTAAGCTATCCAAAAGGCTAAAAGAACTTGCACATATAGAATCAGCACCGACAAGTGACATTCAACTTTAACGGTTACGGTTGGTTACGGTTACACTTAAAATCTATATCTTATATATTTTATATTT